TTATTATCACCTTCCTTATTAATTTTGCCTACAGTCATTCGTTTGACTTTGGCAATATATGAGCCTTTGGGTGGCACTGGTCCCTCATCCTGAGATATGCCACTGCCCCAGTCTTCTTCTCCCTTACCGCTGATATCCCACTTTAATTTCATCTAATCCTCCTCGCCATCCGCGCCGATGCTTACGCTAAGCAATTCGACATTGTCACTCTTATTCAGTTTTTGCCTAGGTTGTGGATTTTCAGGAACCACTCTAGGTTCTGGCGCCGGTTTCGGACCAGACTCAATCAATTCGCGAACTTGCTTCAAAGACAAGTTCACAGTTCTTGGCTCAAGACATAGAGTCCTGTCTTTCGCCATAACTGTCTTACTATTCTTCCATTGAATTACTCGAATTTCTTCCCATCTGTCTGTGCCATCTTCATTGACGCCGATCTTACGTCTGGCAATTTTCATTTGACCGAAGCTAGTCATCCAGCTAGCAACTTGCTTGGCGTATTGAGTTCCTTTACCTTGCATCATTGGCAATACAACCTTATTGCCGTCTTCATCCTCTTCATCTTGTTGAAGTGCCGTGAAAAGAACATTGACCGGAAGATTCGTGAATGCTTTCACCATTCTGCGAACTTTCTCAAAGTAAGGAATCCAATCCTGAAGTTGCGGTACGTCTGGGTCTCTGGAAGGGTTCATCCTCACGCCTTCTTCAAGAATGTAACGCATGCACATTTGCTGCATTTCCGTTAATGAGTCAAGTACAACCCAGTTGAACGGAATTGGGTCTTGATCTCGCAACCACCCATAGGCAGTAACGATATCATGCCAACCATGTATTTGCCACTTCTTTGCAGTTGAACCCAAACGCTTGGCGGATATGGTGCCGTTATCTTCAGGTGCAATAAATAAAACATCATCGTCTGAACCGCCGAAAACAGTCTTGCCAACGCCGCTATCAGCGTAAACAAGTAAATTCACGTATTCGTCTTCATCCTGAAGGTCGACAATGTTAGACGGTAAGTCTACCACAATAATCTCTCTTTCTCATCTGGCTTTTCAGGCATTCTAATCACATATGCCTCTATTTCATCTGTCATTGCAACTAAGTTATCAGCGTCACCTTTCGATATTCTACCAAGAGCGGCCACACGTAAAACTCTACGTCTGAACGTCTTGAGTTCTTCAAGCCCCAATTCCTTGACTCTCGCGACCATTTAGTTCACTCTCCGCTCCTCACCTATTTCAAACTTGGCAACCAAGTCATCCATAGCCATAAAGAACGCCATGCCGTTAGCTTTGAGCATTCTCATAAACTTTTTATCCCAACAATCTTCACAGATAAGGAATTTGCCATACTCGTCAAAGTCAAGAGCATGCCAGATAGTTCCTTGATCACGTAGATTATTTTGCCCACAATGGCAGCATGGATCTGGATCAATATTCATATATGTCTCCATGTTTTATAATTTACAATTCTGCATATAGTCATTTGATTTACGTGAAAAATCTTCGCCAAGTCATATTGTGAATATTGCCCTGTAGCATACATTTTTCTTATTTCATTTACTTCTGCCCACGTTAATTTTGTCGAGGGATTACGTTCACCGCTAAAATCATATTTATAATGACAATTTGTACATCTAGGTGTATAGTTGTAAATATCTTCATCATCAGTATTGTGAATCCACGTCCAATGGTATGCCTCAGATCCACAATCTACACAATTATACTCAGACGCTTTTCCTCGTATAATCTCAATCTTACCATGTAATTGTCTGCGTGCAGTAGTATTGCCTGGTTTAAGCATCATGCAATTTCTTACTGCTAATCGCGCCTTCACGGTGATCAGCATACGGATCTATTGATTGCATTGTAGTGGATATAAAATATTCTGTGTCACCGCCGGATTCGTCAAGTTCGCATAGATCAAAAAATTTGCAGAAGTAACAGTCACGTTGAGGAGTTTTCAACAACGGCATGCGTCCGGTTCGCACGTCGTCCATAACACGGGCCTCTTCAGAGATACGGACAACTTGCCGTTGACGTTCTTTACTTGTGCGCGGAACAAAATAACGTAGGAAGTTTGGCGAACCTTGTTTCTTACTGACACTACCATCTTTGTTAAGTCTTTGACCATCTTCGTCAGTCGGCCTATCATCAATCCTGCCACGGCGAACAAAGTTATACTCCATTCCGACAATGCGTTCAGTTGGCTCAATTAAGCCCTGATGTCTTAACGCTGTTGTACCTACGGCGATGTATGTACTAGCTTGTTCATCTAATGTAAGGTGATACGTGATTATATCTTTCGCAGTTTTATGATCAACCATCTTTACTTGATTATCATTAAGGTCACGAACGCAAAGATCAAAAGTCCCAACGACCCTAACAATAGGCCGATACCCACGCTTACCCTTCTCCGAGACCATTGGTTTGTACCGGACATCGGGGATAATAACATCAAAGCGCCGCTCAGCATCCAATACAAGCCAATGAGGATCGCCGCGATACAATTCGACATACGCTTCGGCCAAGTCCAATCCAAGGTCATGGAAATCTTCCCACTTGGCTACAGTCTCGTCGTTGGTGTAATCAGTGGTCTTCACAGCTGCAACTACATCACTAGATAATTTGTCCCACGTATCCGCAGGATGTGGGCCACGTTCTAAGCCAGGTATGTAATACTCAGCTAACGCTATATGAAAAAGAGACCCAAAATCAGCAGCTTCTTTTCCAAGCTCGACTTTGGGTCTAATTCTGCGAACGTACTCCATATACCAGGCCCATGCGCAACGTTTAAATGCTGCCCGTTCACTTTGGCGGAGAAGTGGAAGTTCTTCAACGTTCATGAGTCATTCCTAAATAATGACTTAATTCTCCACCATGGAGCATGGACCATTTCTTCCAGCCAGGTAGGTATGTATCATATGCCTTTTGCCAGCTAACTCTGATTGAATTTTGTTTATCGAAGTCAGCTTTGTCTGGATTGTTAACAATATTTGGATACTTAGCGTACAGCTGTTCGTGCCACAATTTCTTTTTTGCCTTGAGATTACCTTCGCCACCTGCATAATCAAGCATACCGCCAGGTTGATAGCGAGTGCCTACTGAATTTGATCGTGTTCCAAGATGGATCATCCATGGATAGCCAGCTTGTAGCCCACGTAAGAATAGGTCATTGTCTTCAGCATATTCTAAGTGCTTATCGTAATTACCAATTTCAAGCACGTTATCGACATTTAATGCTACAAGCCTAAAAGTCCCGGTAGGCAATAAAATAAGATCATCACGGCCTCTTATTAATCTCCCAAGACAAAGATCATGATAGCCATATCTAGCTGTGATACCTAAAACTTTATGGTGTGTAGCACAAGCTGCAAAATTACTCATGCTATTGTATTTAACATTTGGCTTTATGTCGTCATCAGCAAGCACTATAGATTTCATGCCCCAACTGCCGGCTAAGTTGATGCAATGCATTCTACTATGTCCAATGCCACCATTCCTAATTGGCAAAGGGTGAATGCTTATTGTTGGATTCTGATTTTGAGCGCCTGGTCTTGATCTGAACATATATCTGAGATATGTGTCTTGTTCATCTGGCTCAACAATGAAATGAACATGAAAGTTTAGGCTTCGCCAAGATTCAACAAGCTTGGCGGCTTCTTCCCAGCGCCCACGTGATGGAATGAATACGTGGTTACCCATTATCGTGAACCGGGTCATCTTGGCTCAAGCCACAGACGACGCACTCCTCGCCGTCACCGATCTCGCCACCTTCTTCACATTCACAATTAGATTCATCTTCACCACATTCAAGACAAATCTGTTCAGGCTCGAAATCATGATCGTATTGATCGTCGTCGTCATTACCCGGTTCAAGGTTTTCGGGCATTTTTTTTTATTCCTCTCATGGTTTAATTTTACTGGGTGAACTGGTGTTCACGGGAATGCGGAGAGGAACCCCTTCGACTACACACTCCCGCGAACGCCAGAACACCCAGTGCGGGAAAACCGTGGCAGGAAAACCGCACTGGGGCTGGGGCAGACTTGGGATGCCCATCTGCCATGGGCGCTTTAGAAGCTGGCCTCACTCACGCCAGCTGCAACAGGCTCACCTTCATCCTTGGTGCGCAAGCGCCGACGTGTCTTGGCCGGCTCACCGTCGGCTGTTGCTGAATCGGAGTCATCGCCATCAGCACCTTCT